TTGTATAAATAGTATTGCGAACTCAATTTGGAAGCAGTTATGGTAAATCCTAACAGATTTTATACCTATGCATATTTGCGTAAGGATAGAACTCCTTATTACATAGGTAAAGGAACGAGATACAGACTATTTGAAGGTAATGGAAAACCTTGTCCTGTTCCATCAAAAGATAGAATATTAATACTTAAAAATAATCTAACAGAAGACGAAGCATTTAAGCACGAAACTTATATGATAAATGTGTTTGGTAGGAAGATTGATGGTGGAATTCTTTTGAATAAAACTTTTGGTGGTGAGGGTGCTTCTGGTAGAATTGTAAGTGAAGAGGTTAGAGGAAAAATAAGATTATCTTTACTGGGTATGAAGCAAAGTTTAGATACTAGAAGGAAAAAAAGTATTTCTTTAATGGGAAAAAATAAAAATCCACTTACAGAAGAACAGAAACTTAAGATAAGTAATACTCTAAAAGGTAGAAAATTATCAAAAGAGAGGGTAGACAAAAGAACTCAATCTGTCTGTAAAAATACTTATGTTATAATATCACCTGATGGAATTGAATATAATACTAATAACTTAAAAGAATTTCAAAGACAAAATAATTTAAAACATCTTTATGATGTGGTTTCAGGTAAAAGAAAACAAGATAAAGGTTGGATTTCTTTCAAATTATAAATATCTAAAAAGTATTCGTAAAATGGACGCACAAGATTTTCGTAGTCTTCAAGAAGCATATATGGAAGTTGTTGAAAAACAGAAACTTGATGAAGAACTTACTGGTGCTCGTGCTAAAAGAGCAGAGAAAAAAGGATTTAAACAACTTACTCGTGGGCAAGAAGGTTCAAGATTAACTATAAGTGGTAATCTGCCTACAAAAAGAGGTGGTGGAGGAAAAAAAGGAGAACCTAAAGTTGGTATGAGGTCATCGACAGCATCTGACCAAGGAAGTGGAAATAAGACAAAAAGAAGACAAGGTAAAAAAGTTGCTAATACAAGAGGTGAAGAAGATTTTGATTATCACTATTCCAAACAATATGATGAAAGTTTTGACCTCTACGACATCATCCTCTCACACCTTCTTGATGAAGGATATGCTGAAACTCCAGAAGCAGCAGAAGCAATTATGGTGAATATGAGTGAAGAGTGGAGACAAAGTATTCTTGGTTAAATACTGATGGAGAATGAAAACTCCTCGATTAATTTCAAGAGAAAGATCTTACAAAGAATCAAAGATCTTACAAATCACGGAAAGCATTTAGACGCTTCCAAACTTTTCAACAAATACTTTGGAGAAAAACAATGGCAAGAGTAGATTTACACAACTTCTTTCAATTCTATGATGAAAGAAATCCTAACCATGTGAAAGCAGTTCAGTGGTTAGAAGACAATCTCCCCGTTGAATATCTTGGTGATAATGTAGAATGGGCGGAGATCTTTAGAGGAAAAAAGACTAGTGCTGCACCAGCCCCTGCCGCTGCTGCAGCTCCAGTAACTGGTGGTGATGATGTCCCAATGATGGGCATCAAGTTGATCAAAGAGTTTGAAGGATGTCATCTAAAGGCATATCCTGATCCTTTATCTGGTGGTTTACCAATCACAATTGGTTGGGGTTCCACTCGTAAGAAGGATGGTTCTGCATTTAAACTAGGTGATCAAATCACTCAACAGGAGGCTGATGAATTATTAATCAGTCAGTGTAAGAACCAGTTTCTTCCTGCCCTTCGTAAAATCCCACACTGGAATGAAATGTCAGATGGAAAAAGAGGCGCTCTGCTCAGCTTTGCTTATAATCTTGGTGCCGGTTTTTACGGTGGTGCTAACTTTAATACTATTACTAAACGCCTGAAGAATAAAGAATGGGATTTGGTGCCCGATGCGCTTTATCTCTATCGCAATCCTGGTTCTAATGTAGAAGCAGGACTTGCTCGTAGAAGAAAAGCAGAAGGTGAATCTTGGAAAAAAGGTTAACTTCACACTAAAGACAAATGGAAAACAAAAAAGAAAAAGCTATGGGACAGATTATTCGTATTGCCATCTTGAGTTGGAGTGCTGCTCTTCTGACTGCTAGTTATGCTGGTATGCTTGCTAAGATGGATCCAACTTTCATCGCTACAGTATTCACAGCATCTGCTGCTACCTTTGGTATCAACACGATGAAAAAAAGTGGAGAAGATGAAGAGAAGAAAGAAGAACCACGCAGAGAAGAAGTTGTAGAAGCTCCCCCAGAACCACCTGCTCCAGTAGCAGAAGCAGCATCTCTTGAAGAAAGAGTTGAAGCTCTTGAAGAGGGACAAGTTCAACCTCGTACCACAGGAGCATAATGGCTAAATCTGCTAATAAGGGTAAGAAAGGTTCTGCTAATAATAAAAAGCAGAACCAGGGTAATGCTACTGCGAATAAAGCAAAGAACGGTGGTAAGAAAAAATAATGAGGTATTATGCCACGCGAATGGAATACTCCAATTCGAGAACCTTGGAATCCTGTAATTAAAAAATGCCTTGATGCTGTTGATGAACACATCAAGGCATTTACCCGAACAGGAGATGACTGGCACTTATCGCAAGCAGAAATATTAAGAAAGTATGTAAAAGATTTGAAGATCTGGATACATAAACAAGAGGGGAGAGAATGAAGAAACTCTTTGCAGCATTTGGTTTATCATTAACTCTGGCATTTCCTGCATTTGCTAGTTCATTAGAAAAGAAACAACCGACAGTTCCTGCATACAGCCTTGCAGCGATGGGTTGTATGATTCTTCTAGAATGCACCGAAGGAGTCCAGCAACTCGCACCAGACTCTTCTGTGCTTTTAGATAAGTCTTTTGATCCATTCCGAGAAGAAATCAAAAGTATTTTAACTGCCCTCAATAAAGTCAAAGTTTCTGTATATCTAGCACCACCAAGATATTTCACACCGAGAACAGTAGGACTTTATAAACCAAAGTATAATCGTTTCTTTGTCAATGAAGAACTCTTAAAGGATCCTAGAGAATTCTTAGGAACGATGAGACACGAAGGATGGCACGTCGTTCAGGATTGTATGGGTGGTGGAATACAAACTTCCTTTATGGCACAGGTTCATCAGGACTCTGAAATTCCTGCTTGGGTGATGAAGAATACAAGACTTGCTTATGAGTCTATGGGAATGAGTCGTGCCGTGCCTTGGGAAGCAGATGCTAACTGGGCAGAAGAACAGTCTGGACAAACTACCAAACACCTTGAGATGTGCGCTAAGGGGCCTTTGTGGGAACAAGTTCGTCCTACACCAATGACGGCAGAGTGGTTGATTGGATGTGGATGGATGAAACCACAAGATGGATATAAAGAATATACGCCAAATAAAAAGTCAGATTATTGTGTAGAAGGTAAGTTCTGATGCCGCACGATTTTCCTTATGGTGTTGTAATAATCTTATCTTGTGGTCTTGCATTTACTGGTTATATAATTTACTACATAATGAAGTTGGCGTTTGAGGAAATGAAAGATGAAAAAGAAGAAAAATAAAGAACAACAAGAAGAAGTGGTATTTGAAGGTACTTTAGATTCTCTTCGTAGAGGAGATAAAGATGTAAAAGAAGTTTCATCAGGATTTGAATGTGGTGTTCAATGTGATGGATTTTCTGATTGGCAAATAGGTGACAGAATTGAAATATATAAAACAGTTCCAAAGAAAAGAACTTTGAAAAAATGAAAAATTTGGCAATCATTCTGTCAGCGACGAGTCTGGCAATTAGTGGAGCACTTTGTTACGGTGCTTATGTAACCTATCAAAAAGCACAAAAGATTCTTGACAATCCAGAAGAGTTTGTTGGTGCTGTTGTAGAGAAGCAAGTCAATAAAGCATTTGAGAAACTACCTATTCCAAAACTAAATACCAAAGAGTTTAAGTTACCTTTCTAATGGAAAAAGATCCATATATTTACAGAATCAAACAAGTTCTAAAAGTTGTAGATGGTGACACTATTGATGCTGCTATTGATTTGGGGTTTGATATCTCCCTTACTAAGCGAATTCGTCTTGCTGGTGTCGATACCCCGGAGAGTAGAACAACTGATGCAAATGAAAAGAAACTTGGGCTTGAAGTTAAAGAGTGGCTTAAAAAGAAATTAGAAGGGCAGACTGATGTTATTGTAAAGACTGAACTTCCAG